CGTTGTGCATCATCTGGGTCTTTAAGATTTAAGACTTCACCCGTTTCTGGATCGACAACATTGATATCAAACCCAGTAACATCAGCATATGGGCGTTGTGGCCTGCTGGGGTCATCCGGTTGCCCTACTAAAAGACCTAGCCCTGAAGAAGCTAAAGAAGCGGTTAAAAGTTTATTGTCGCCCATAAAATCAAACAAGCCGCCAGACTCAGCACCCCCAGCAATGTTGGCGTTCTCCATTGCCGCTGTATCAGCTACAGAAGCAACCTGACCAGCGCCAGACCCGTAAATTTGGTTTTGTAGGTAGCTAGGTGGGGATCCAGCACCGCCACCCATTTGCAATCCTTGTGTCATCGAAGGAGACATGAAAGACCCAACCCCATACGCCATTGCCGCGTTTTTCAAAGCATCATTTACGGACTTGCCTGACGCTAAACTACCAAGACCAGCGCCAGCAGCAGCGCCAGCAGCCCCCGAAAGACCCATAGCCGGGGCAAAATAAAAACCAGCCGCCGTAGCCAAAATAGGTAGAAGGTCGCCTTCGCCAAAAATATCTTCAGCGCTGCCGAGTCCTAATGCTTTTCCAAGATCACCAAAAATAGCCATGTTATGTCACAATCTTTACTGTACCAGCATCATTATACAGTGCTCCTGTCTCAAGTCCAGCGGCACTTGTGGGTAGCTGCGTTAACGTAAGGGTTGTCCCCCTCATATCACCCGGGTTGTTTTCCTGTTGAATATATATTTCCAATACCCGAATCAAATCTTCCATATAGTATCTACTAATTTCGTCCGGTGGTGTAGGTAATCTTGGTGGTCCTAGCGCACGAGAAGTCATTAGCGCCTCCCGTCTTGACGAAGATCCATACGAGGTGTGCCAAGCTTCCAGCGGACACCAGACCCATCAGAATCAACACGGAACGCAAAAGACCTACCACGAACGCGGATGTTTAGGTTTTCTGTAAACTGCTCAACAGGAGCCGTTGTTGTCCTCGTTGATGTCTTTGTGTCCGTTTGCAAGTAATTACCTCCGGGGTAGTTCCGTGTTTTAACCGTAAAGTCTACCGCTGGGTTGATTGCTGTTGACCCTTCGAACTTAACGTCAGGTATAAGCCTGCTAAGAAACGTAAACCGCTCACCATCACCAACGTCAATTTGGCTAGACTCGATGTAAGACTGCATCGCAACCCCGTCATCGTCCTGACCAATCTCGTGGTTGTACAGGTAACTACCCCCAGCAGCTATGGGGTACTGCCGAATACCACGGTCAAGCCATGCGCTTCTGCTTAATGTGCCATAATACCACAGTTTTTCTAAGTAGTTGTAGATTACATATCTATCATTCTCATCCGAGTTTAATGACGGGTAGAACCAGATCACCTCACCCCACTGTGAGTTAACTCCAGACACAACTTTTTCTGATTGCTCTTTGTTAAAGTCCGTAAACACATGATCTCTAACTGTGCAGGGCAACTGAGTTGTTTGACCGGCATAGACGTAGAAGTTATCAATGCCCATCCAGAATACAAAGTCTTCTGTAGCTACGGCTGCGTTTGGCCCAATAATCGTAATGTTAGAAGCAAGCTGCTGCAAGCCAAAAGTAAATGGCGGCCCAATAAAGCGCAGAGAATGAAGCGACTTGTCTGTCCAAACAAGAACCTCACGTTTGGTTTCTACAGCCTGAACAAACTTAGACCCAGAGCCGAGGCGCAAGTCCCCCGCTGTGTTAGTCGCGGTAGCCGTCCAATCAGTAATAGATTCTTGGTCCGAGAACCGAATAAGAAGGTTGTCTTGGTCTGTACTTCCCTGTGGGTTGCAGCCAAATGCAATTACATGCCGGTCAAGGTCTGACACCAAAACCTGCTTTGCTATAGTGGGTGCATCTAATGCCCCCACTAATGTGGTAATGTTCACGGCCTTTGAAGCTAGGCTGTTTGTTTTGTCCCAGTAATAAATGCCGCCATCACGCGGATTAATAATTAAGTCTTCTCCGAAGTTATCGTGAGACCACAGGCGCAGTTCTGATACTGGCAAAATGCCACCCGCTGCCGCAGTTCCCCATCCTGTAAAGTCTAGTGTGGGATCAGAATTTCCTATGGCAAGAAACACGGTTGATGCGTTAGGGTGACTGGTAGCAGATGTCCCGTTTACACCCCTTGTTAGGCCAGTTAGATCATTTCCAGCTTTTCCAGAATAGGTGATTAACTCTCGGTCAATAAGGATTGTGCCTGTTGATGGGAACGGGCTTGCATTCAACACTGTAAGTGTTGTGTCAACTGCGCTAAATGTACCGCCTTCGTTGATAATTGTCTGGAGGCCACCAAGTGTACGACCACCAAACAAACCAGCGCCCCAGCCGGTGCCGCCAACAGTTGTGTTTAGACCTGTGTTAATTTGATAGCTGCCTACAACACTAGAACCGCCGTTACCTGTATCAGAAGAATTTGCTGGAATAATAACCGTTATCGTGTACGAATTGCTGTCGATAACAGTGTCAATTTGATATTCATCGTTAAGAATAACCGCAGATACAGATCCGCCGAGGCTAACGGATCCACTAAAAGTAACAAAGTCCCCCGCAACTGCGCCATGAGCTACATCTGTTACTGTAACTGTGGTGGAGCCGTTAGTTGCACCAAAAGTTACGTCCCCCGCTGCTGTGGTTTGACGAATAGGTGTAACGTCAAAATACGCACCGCCCTCTTCTATATAGTATTTAACGGTTGTCCCAACACCCATAAAGTCAGAGCCGTCAAGACCAACCCAGTTGTGAAGACGCCGAGCCGTACCCTGAAAGGTATTGGCACTGTATTTTTGCCAGCCGCCAATCTTCTCAGGGAACCCAAGATGGAACCTAATCTTGTCGCCATCCCACCAGCCGCCTTCGTTAGAATACGATGTGTACTCTCTGTTGACTCCGGGTCTGAACTGTAATTTAGTTAATGGCATGTTTCACCTATGAAGGCTGTGTTATGCTGGTACTGTAGAATGTGCCTGTCATCAGTGATAACACCCACTGAGCCTAAGTCTTTGATTGGGAGCATAGCCATTGTCTATTACTCCTATCTTACCAAACCCAGATTTCAATGTAACCGGCGCGGCCCGCTTCCGGCTGGATGCTGCCGCCAAGGGTTGTGGCTGTGCCGCCAGCACCAAGTGCATATGTCAAAACTTCACCACCGACTGATGCACCGGTAACGTATGTTTGTACAACGACACCATTTCCACCGTCTTGGCTACCCCCATCAAAGTTGTTTGTGGTTGTTCTGCCACCAGACGCGCCAGCATTATAGAAAATATCACCGCCTGCCGCCGCCGAGCCAACATTCGTAAACCAGTTAGTTGTGTCGGCTCCAGACCCCATATTTGTCCCGTGTGGCCCACCGGGTGCTGTTATGCCGATTGATAGCGTTGCGTTTGTGACCGTTGTTGTGCCACCATCGCCACCTGCTGTTACACTATTTAGTCCAAGCCCACCAGTTGCAGGGTTAGCGTGAACAGAACCGCCTCCGCCACCGCCCGATGCTTTTATCAAAATAGCCTGTGCATTAGCTGGAATTGTGTAGCTTGTGCCGCTGGTCAAAACACGGATATCGAGAGGATAGCCGCTGATGTTGTTAAACTGTGTCTGAATGTTGCTTGTGACACCATCTAGATACCCAAGCTCTGTTGATGTAACGTCACTGACAGACATCTTGCCACTGGCATTTGTGATCATAGCGCGGTCAGCAGTTAGGTTGGATGATGCTCCTGTGGATGCTGCACCAGTGATTGTGGCTTGCTTGGCGTTCAGTTGGGTTTGGATATTGCTTGAGACACCGTTTAGATAATTAATTTCCGTTTCTGTGATAATACTACTAGCTGCCACCTGTCCATTTATATCAGAAACTAGCGCTCTGTTAGACGTTAGGTTAGAGTCAGTTATGGTAGCGGCGGCGCCAGTTATGGTGCCTTGTTTTGCGTTTAGCTGTGTCTGGATGTTGCTAGTAACACCGTCTGTGTGGTTTAGCTCCGCTGTTGTTGCGGTTATGCCGTCCAAAACATTTAACTCAGCCGCTGTGGATGTTACAGGCACTCCAGAAACAGCAAGGGGGAAGTAACTGCTGAGATCCTCAACAGCAGCGCCTGCGCCTGCGCCATTTGCGTAAATAATTTTTGTTGCACCAGTTGGTACGGTTGCATTTCCCCCGCTTCCTTGAGTAAACACAACAGATTGAGCAGTGTCGTTTTTTACAAAATAAACCTTGTCTTGATTATTCGGGCTTATTGTAACAGTGTTTGTGCCTGACGGCGTACCACCAAGCACAAGAACTTTGTATTGTCCGTCACTTAAAGTGCCATCTGTCGTGGTAAGTGTATGCGAAGTACCGGCAAGAGTAATCGCTCCAACACCATTCAAGGCGCGGTCAATGATATCAAAGTTGTTGTTTGTCGTAGAACCCCAAGTACCCGCCTGCTCACCAGAGCCGGGTTTTTCAATACCAGTGTTAGAAGTATATGTACTAGGCATTTAAACCACCTTATTTATTGTATGGTAATTGGATTAATTGTTGTCCATGTATCGCTATCAGTACGAGTTATCTGTTCCCAAAGAAGGCGACCATCTGTTGTCATAATAAAGATTGCGCTTAATTCCGCCGTAGAAGGAACTAAAAGCCCCCCTAAATTATACTGTATAAACACCGCCTCTATTTCAGAAGACCCGGCGATTATCATACTTGCAAGAGAGGTTAAAGTAAAGTCAGCATCCATTTCCCCGATAGCGGTGCGGACACGGACAGCAGTTGAAATTTGAGTAAAGTCAAAATCTAACTCAGCGCTAGTAATTAGTATAAGACCACCAGATGTAGACTGCGTGAAGCTAGCCGTTTGTTCAGAAATGGCGGATAAAATAGTCCGTCCAATAGAAGATTGTGTGAAGTCAAACTCTAAATCAGAGTTTGCTACTTGTATACGAGTCCCTACTGACGTTTGTGTAAAGTCAGCCCCTAAGTCTGCATCCGCAGTTTGCAAGAAACCACCCAAAGAAGATTGGGTAAAGTTAGCGATTTGATCAGAAGATCCCAAACGGATAAAGGAACCTAAAGAAGATTGGGTGAAACTGCTTATTTGGGTAGAGACACCAGCTAAAGTTCCAGATCCTACGTTTACTTTTGTAAACGTACCTATCATCTCGACAGAATTAAAAAATAAAACCTCTTGATCAGCTATCGCAAGAGATGCTAGGGCGGATTGTCCAAACATTAGTTAGTATTAACTCCTACGGTTTTGCAGGCCAAGTCACGCTAAAAGGAAAGCCAGCTTGTGCCGGAAGATCACGAAGCGCCTGACGGTAGGCAGTCATGTCAGACGACATAGTAATGTCGGACAAACCCATCCAATCTGTCTCAGTGAGTAACGTGTTTCGATGTTCACGAACTGTTGTTTCTGCCTCGGCTTGTTCCTTGTTTGTCGCCGTGTAAGATACTTCCCACCGATCACTATTATACACAGGTGTGCCACGCTCTAAGACTTGCACTAGCGGGTCATAGCTTGGTTCTTCGGTAGATCTAACTTGATACACACTATAGCTTGCAAGAAGTTCATCGCCAATTGTTTTGGGAAAACTCGTGTGCGGATTATCGCGTTGCAAATCCTCATGCGTGTAAGGGAATTTTTCTATTTCCCCGTTTAATACTTTCACTAAAAGCATGATTACTCCTTAAACTGAGTATTGATAAATAGAACCGTTACCACTGGGTTGCCCGCTACCCGCAACATACATCTTTGAGCCATCAGGCTTAAAAAATAATCCCATCGGCTGATTTTCCTGTGTGACGACAGAAAAGCTGGCTGTGGTACTAGGTATAGGGGAGCTTGGGTAAGTAGCTGTAGTTATATCAAAAGGCGTGGACAATGAATATTCATAAACTCTTCTACCGCTTAATCCAACAAAATACATTTTTGTTCCAGTTGGGCTAAAAAACGTCCCGCCGGAGCTATTCTCATAATAAGTAGAACCACCCTGTACTAAATAAGGAGGTTTTATTAAAACAGAAACCCCATCATTAGAAGCTGTACTTAAATCCCAAGCAGTGCTTAATGTATATGAATGGATCTTGTCGTAGGTCAGTTCCATAATCCATAGTTTATAACCATTATCTTTAAAAAATATTGAGCCATTTCCGGCAGAACCAAGATGGGTGCTAGCAAAACTTCTAACATAAGAAGCTGTGCTTACATTCCAAGCGGTACTTAATGAGTATTGATAAATGACTCCATACCCGGCGACGTTTATGTCAAAACCGAGAACATACATGTGTACGCCAGTAGGATCAAAGAAAAGAGTAGGGCGGATCACTTGATTGTTCTGGCTAGTTACACTAAAGCTAATCGAAGCATAAGAAGCTGTACTTAAATCCCAAGCAGTACTTAATGTATATTGATAAACTGTTTTGTTAGCATCGCCAATGACATAAAGTTTTGTACCATCTGGTTTAAAAAAAATCCCCGGACCGTTACCACTGGTTGAAGGTTCTTGACTACTTATGTCTAATGTGGCGTTATCGTAGCTGGCATTACCTATGTCGGGATTTGTCCAGATCACCCCACCTACCGCGCCAGCAGCGCCCATTTGTACTTTCCTAGCTAACGTCATGCCATTGCATTTCCAGCTTGGAATCCGTAATAAGTCGTTCCACCATCCTGAGTATAAAATGTAAATACATCTGTTTCACCGCTAGCTGGCGCGGTAGGCGCAGCGCCGCCGGGCCAATCAACTGAAGAAGGCCAAGTTACAGTTACTGTGGCTGATGGAGATACTTTTAGTGTAAATCCAATTGCAGTACCACTAGCTGGCGGGGAGCTAAATACATAAGTGGTATTACTAGATGGCGCATGAGAGAATATGTTACCGGACGCTAAATTTAACGTGCTTCCAGATATAGATCCAACACTCTCTGTATGTGGGGTTGGAGAAGGGAGGTTAGTTAGGTTTGCCCCACTGATCGCCGGAAGCACCGAAGGAAACCGTGCGTCAGG